ACAATTTAATACACTAACAGGCGCTATACAAAGCAAATCATCAAATCCGGCTATTGGTGAATCTATATCTGTTACGGGCTACGACAATATTTTTGATGGCGGCAAAGGTGATTGGGTATTTGAAGGGGTAACAGGTCAAACACCAAGCCAATCACCAGCTCAATTAGGTGGTGGTTTGTTTAATGATAAAAGCGGTAATCAATGGGTTATTGAAAAAACAGGTACAATCAATATACGTGCACTAGGAGCCAAACCACTTGCGGACAGTACAGGCGCAATACAAGCGGCAATAATTGCGGCAGGTAAACAAGCAACGGAACTTGTAGGCACAGACAATAGAATAATATTCTCACCTGTAGTCGTTGATATAACTTCTGGTGCTTTTTTATTTTCTGACACGCTAACTGTAAATAAAAACTTTGTAAAGATACAAGGTAGCGGTTTAGGTTCTAGCGTGCTCTATCGTACAGATGGGACTTTTGGTGACAGTGTGGTGTTTACTCCTACAGTTCCGTCAGCTACTAGATTGATAGGTAGCTCAATAAGTGGAGTTAAAATAGATGCTCGTGTTGATATGACTAGTGGCGCTCACCTTTCATTAGTTTCAGTATCACAAGCTGATTTTAGCGATATATTCCTTGAAAATGGGTTTGTATCTTATCATTTAAAAGGGGTTCAAAACTGTACCTTTAAATCTACCTTTGCATTGGTGGGTAGATACTACCCAACACTTAGAGCAGGAACAAAATACTTACACATTGAAGAAGGTGACTTTGAGAATACAGAGGTGTTTTTCACTACCTTTAACTATGGATTTACAATAAACGCTTCCACTGAAGTCGGTATTGAGATAAACGAAATGGACGGGGTATGGTTCGGTGATGGCCACGTACTAGGCGCACAAACAGAATTACTTATTGATGGTACAGGTTCAAGTCAATTGATGGCAGGTAGATTTGATGGTATTTGGTTTGATGGGTTCACCACTACAAACATTGTATTCAAAGGTGTTGCTGCTGGTTCGTTTAAAGACTTTTCTTTTACTGGCTGTAAAACATCAGGCGCAACATCTTTATGTGTTCATGTTGAATCAGGCTGTAATGTTTCTACAGTTAAGTTTAACAGTCATGATTATGAAAATTGCAATGGTTCAGGGGTTTTACTGGAGGGAGGTGATGATTACTCTTTTTCTGGTGGTGGCTTTAATGACATAGCAAGAGCAGCCACAGCGAATCAGTACGCTTTAAAAGTAGAGGTTGCTAGCGGTGTTACTAAACTGAATATAGGTGGGATGCCAATATCAGCAACGACTATAGACTACGGGATTAGAATCTTAGAAGTTAATTGCGAAGCTTTAATTCACGACATACCATTTAGCGGGGTTCAGATTGATGAAGCTGATATTTCAAATACAGCATTCAAAGGTAAAATATCAAACTGCTCTACAGGCAGAGCCAATAGTAACGATGTAGCAGCTGCATCAACCATACTAGCGCCAGCGATAGCTGATGTTGTTAATGTAACAGGTGGTAGTCAAACGCTTAACACTATACAAAATGTATGGGACGGCAGATCAATAATGCTAAGGGGTGATTCAGCATCACACACTATCGCGCACGGTGGAGGCAATATACTTACAAACGGAAATGTAAATATAACGCTAAATGCTAACAGGGGTAGGCGATTAACATATAGCGCTGACTCTGGCGCATGGTATGACGCTTAACCTTCATAATCTGGGTGCGGTAGATTAAGTTTTTCTATCGCATCCGTTGTACTATCTGAATAAATAACTTCATCTTTAGTTGTTGTATTTACTATTGGCGTATCTTCTTTGTTATTAATCATTTAACTAACCTCAATCATAAAAGTACTTGGTAGCATAGAAAGCAACTCGTCAAGGGTTGCTTTCGTGTTTGTTATATCAGGTATACTATCTCCATCTAAATCAATAAAATCTTCACCTGGTAATTGACACCCTAAAATTTGCCGCGTGTAATTTCCGTAATGCAATTGGATATAGGTTCGGTTAGGGACATCAATATACTCGATAACTTTATATCCCTTACCTGGTGACATGCGTTTTTTAGCTTTGTATAAGCCTTCAGGAATACAGCTTATATTGCGTTGATTGTCTAAGTCAGGCAACTCTAACACTTTACACATAAAGTCTTTAAACATCAGCACTGAAAGCGTACAGTCATCGCGTTTATGTATTCGTTTGATTTTTATCTTTTTCATTTTCAATCTCTCCAAATTAGTATAAATAAATTTCATTGATAAACTGCCATTAAATAATCAATAGTAAACGATATCCCAAGCGCTATAAATAAACATATCAAAACGCCTTTAACAACTATATCCATGATCGGCTTATTCATAAGCCACCTATTTCTAAATGTAACAAAAGGGGGAAGACGGAATTGCTATTTGCTCATTCCGTCTAACGTGCGCAAATACGGAACAGCGAATTCATAAGTTATTGATAATTAGCTATTATAAAAACCACCGTTCCGCCTTTCGCGCAATTCTTCATAAACACAGTGTTAGGTGTTCAGCTATACAAGCTTACATTTACCGGCAACCAAACAAACTCCCTAGTTTCTTCTTCGTGATCTCTTATGTACCATTTCCCGGTACTAGGTCTAAAAAGCAACGTGCCAAAATCATTTAAACCATTATCTTTATATTTAACTATGTAAATACGCCTAACCATTGGCTTATTGAACCTAGATCTAAACTCAACTAATTTATCCATCTTTCTTTCTCCATTGTTTTAATCTGCAATTATTGCAACAATATTTAGCTCTTTTAGTGCCGTAAAACTCAGTGTTGCATTCTTTGTTTTGGCACTTCTTTTTTGTAATCATGGGTAGAGTGTAACGCAATATCGTTTCAAGTCAAGAAATAAAAAGGTGCAATCCAAAAGAAAACACCTAACAACCCGCATAAAAGGAATTTAACTGTCGGTTCCCTCGGTTAAATCCTATTTGCTATGGGTTATGTTGCACTAATTCTATCTTGTGCAATCTTAAAATATTCTTCGTCTAACTCTATGCCAATAAACTTTCTGTTAAGGTTTTTACAAGCCACTCCAGTGCTACCGCTACCCATTGTAAAATCTAAAACAGTTTCGCCTTCGTTGGTGTACGTTTTGATTAGGTACTCCATAAGCGCTACTGGCTTTTGTGTTGGGTGTACTTTTCCCTTTTGGTTGGCGTTGCTTACTTCTAAAATGCTTTTTGGGTGTTTATCTTTGTAAACCCTAATATCTCCATAATTTTTTATTCCGTTAGCTTCTCCTGCTGAATAGGTTTTTCCTGTACGTTCCTTTTGTGGTGTTTTTATCGGGTAATACTTTACCGCGCCATCGCAGAACACAACCACATCCTCGTGTACTTTGTATGGCTGCCACTTTAAAACTTGAATGTTGCCACCTTTCTTTTTATCCCAAACCCAGCAATACTTAAACATCTTTATATTGCTAGATATTAGCGTTGTAGTAAACGGTTGGCTTGCAGTCATAACAATAGCCCCGTTAGGTTTAATAATGCGCTTTAACTGCTCCCACATTAGCCCTAATGGAATAATCGAATCCCACTTGCACGCGGTAGTGCCGTAAGGCGGATCTGTCAATATCATATCAACACTACCGCTTTCTATTTCTTTCATTCTCTCAAGGCAATCGCCTTGCATTAACCAAGGCTTATTTAATTCTTTTTCTCTTTGTTCATCGTAGTGCATTTTAATCTTTCCTTTAGTTCGTGCAACATAACAAGGTTTTCAAAAGGACTAAAACAGTTTGTCTCTTTTGGCCTGTTATGTGCTCTTAATTTAATTTAGTGTGTACTTCGTTTTAGCCTATTAAAACGAGGTTAGTTTGCTTTAACCCAGTCTGCAACCATCTGTATTTCTTCATAGGTCGCATTCGATTTTATTCTGTTTGCTCTTGTCGATATCACTGCAACATTCCCTTTAACATAGCCTTTATTTGGTGTAATTCTATCTAGCGCAGGAGAGTTGTCGCAAGCAACACCCTTACCCTTAAATAAAGGTATTGCTAGCACAGGGCATTGCTCTGGTATAACTATGTCGCTAACATCTAAATCAAAAGGCAAACCTTTTGCTGTTGCTCTTTTTTTAGCTGATTTAAGCATTAGGTTTTCAGGGCTTAATTTATGCTTTCTTTGGTATTCTCTTTTACATAAAACACAATAACTATTACCCTTAACCTTGGGCTTATTACCACACTTAGAACATTGCATAGGCTCTCGCTTATCGTTAAGTGTCATCAGCAAAACTAACAACACGCTCAATCGTGACAGTAAACTGCACATTAGCTACGGGTTATGTTGCCTTAGCTTTGTATATTGATTCGTTTAACTTTATACTTGCAAACATTGCCTTAATCCCAAACTCGTCACTTTTTAAGTTTATATCACAAAGAAAGTCATCAAGCTTTTCAGCGAATTCTTTTGTTAGCACAACACTGCTTCTTTTATTCCAAGCTACTACGGCTTCTTCCTCGTTATTTTGGAAAGCCGTCATGCTAAGGCAATCCATACAACTAACCGCTTTGTGCTCAGTTTCATACCCATCATCATTCATCTTAGCTTTGCCGCCGCAAAAAGGGCAACATAACAACGCCGTGCAAGTCGGACTACTAACAGTTGGTTTTTCTTGGTCGTTTTCCATTTTATTTAACTCCTGTATTCTTAATTAATGCCGTGGTTACATGTCGTAGCCGCTTAACGCAAAGGTTATATTGCCTTTGGTGTTGTCAGTCTAGCCCAGAATTCGGGGTAATATATTTCGCCATCCTCAATAAATGAGTAGTAATCACCATCAACGCTCTCTTCATAAGTCATAACCGCCCAATCTTTATGATTAACATGGTAAGTTAAAACCTCTTCGTTATTGTTTGGCTTTTGGTCTTCTGTTTTTATCCATTCCATTTTTAAACCCTCTTTAGTGTTTACGGCAAATATAACAACGGCTATCAAATGACACGTAACCGCTGCGCGTTTCCTTAGCATCTGTAGCTAAGGTTAGCAGGATAAAACCCCAACTACCATTTGCTCACATTTCTCAGCTTCATATTCAGCATCAAAACAATCTACCGTTAATTCTCCATCGTGTATCTCAAAATCCCAACACTCATTAAGGCAAAATTTCTTTACCTTATCTATATCCTTATCCTGTATCTTAAGGTGTACGTAAAACTCATGCACTTGGTGTACGCTCATATTATTCTCCATCTCTATTATGTTTATAAATCCTGCTAACAACGCAATCAAATTCGACTGCGCTACGCTTGCGCTTTATTGCAAAGGTTAGTTTGCTTTTTCTTTTCTTGCGCTATCTACGCACCACTTGAAAATCCACGATGTCAAGTATGCGCCTTGTTCATCATTATTGTGGCATGGCTTTAAGTTACAATAAGTACAAACGTGCATTACTGCATGGTATACCTCGTGCGCCAAATCAGAAAAATTAATAGCGCCGTCATCATCAATGTTTACATATATTGCAACAACAAGACACCCATCAACCAGCCCTGTACTACAGAACCCCCCATAATCACCATCACCATGATCTTGATCGTCCATACCAAATACTTTCTCTATTTTTTTAGCGTCAGCACTAAACATTAATGTAAACGGGTAAATTTCGCTAACTACCTTGTGTAAATCTCTATTCATTATCTTATCCTTTGTTGTTTAAGGTGTCGTGTTGTCAGCAAAACTAACAACCGTAATTAAAATCTGACCAGCTAAAGCTGGCAGTTTATTACATGGTTAGTTTGCCTAATCATCTACCATTGTAATTTTCTTTAACTCTAAAATACCCATAACAGCAACTAATGACAATTCGCCAGCGTATTCGTCTATTAAGTGTGTAAGTCTCTCCATCAGCTCACCTTCTTTCGTGTATATCTTCTCTTTATTTAAAGTCTTAACGTTACTCATTTTTTACCTCCTATTTATTGCGCTTTGTCATACACTACTATATTCAACCTTTTATTGCAGTGTATACACACTATCCAGCTTTTATCTCTAGCAAACGGTATTCTCATGTAGTGATGTTTACAGAAAAACCGTTCAAAATAACTTGGCTTTTTAACGTCTCTTATTGTTTGCATATTTTTTCTCACCTCTCGTTAAGTGTCATCAGCAAAACTAACAACACGCTTAATCGTGGCAGTAAATTGCACATTAGCTATGGGTTATATTGCTTAGTTATTATCTGGTATTTTAAGTCCGAAAGCCTCGCAAATATTACCTACAATATCATCTTTTGTTTCATCATCAATAGCAGCAAGTATAGCTCGATGAACCTCATCAGCATCGTACAAATTACCGTTGTAGTGATAATCAGCCTCGCCATATATATCAAATCTTTTTAAGTGCTTCATTCGTTTTACTCCTGTGTTTACGGCAAATATAACAACCGTAATTAAAATCTAATTCAAAACCCGTGTATCATTAGCTTTATCAATCGCAATAGCAAAATCATCAACGGTGTTTAAATCATCCTGCAAGTGCTTGTTATAAGAGATTTCAGTTTCAAGCTGATACGCCAACTCTCGATTAATGAATTCTAATATTTTAATTCGATTGTTCATTTCTCAACTCCTTTAAATATTTAACCATGGCCAGCTTTTCGCTAACTGTTAAATAAAACTCTGCTCTACTTCGGTTTAACTGATGCTCTTTTGCTCTAAACTTCTTTACTGCTGCATTACCTTTTGTTTCCTTTTTCATCTAACCGCCTTGATTGCTTTCGATATAAGAACAATAGTTTATTATTACCGGTAATGCAAGCGCAATATTAAAATAAATAAAATTAGTTTATAATTAAGTTTTACAGATAGGAGTTTAAACAATGAGCTTTGATCCATTAACGGCAGCGCTTGACGTTGGCAAATCATTAATAGAAAAGATATGGCCTGACCCGGTAAAGCAATCTGAAGAAATCAGAAAACTTCAGGAATTGCATCAAAAAGGTGATTTGGCTGTATTGAATGCAGAGGTACAATTATTACTAGGTCAAATAAATGTTAATGCGGCAGAAGCGAAACATAAAAGTATTTTTGTTGCTGGCTGGCGTCCTTTTGTTGGCTGGGTGTGTGGCTTTGGCTTATTGTATGCTTCAGTGATAGAGCCATTAATGCGCTTTATTGCAACTGTAAACGATTATACGGGTACTTTTCCTGTTTTAGATACTACTATCACCATGCAAGTTTTAATTGGCATGTTAGGGCTTGGAGTTATGCGCACCAAAGAAAAGCAGGATGGTACGCATAAGAACTCGCTCAAATAAAACTCATAAAAACCACGATAGCAATCGCACCTAAACAGTACCAGATAAACTCCTTCTTACGTGCTTTTGCTATATCATCATTTCGTTTGTTCATTCTCTATACTCCTTTAAATTAAAATGTTTAGCCAGCGCAATCACATCTTCTTTGTTTATAGCTAACCATGGCAAATCTTCAATATTCAAAACCACAGCCACATCATTTGCCGATAAAACTTTAGGCATGTACATATCGCTAAACTCATGTTCTTTTATGCTCATTCTCTTTATCCTTATGTCTTATGTTTTAATTATTCCAGCCGTAGGTGACGCATACGTTATGCCACCACTGGTTTCTTTTTTCTTGTTTTCGTTTTATATTGTCTATAGCTTCATAATAATCAATGCCGTATTCATCTCTAAACCTAATCCTAAAATTAAGCTCGCTTTCCTCTGCCTTTAAATGTTGACCGTTCTTCATTATCTTGCTCCTCTTTACGCTTTTCTTCTTTGGCTTTTTCAGTCTGCCTATGAGCTTCTAGCTGACAAACATCTTCAAAGTAGCCGTTATTCAACTCAAGATAAGCTGTCGCGTTACTTCCTGCTCTATTTAGCCTAACTATAGCCTCAGTTAATGAATGCCCGCAATCTGCGTTATAGACGCTTTCACGATACAGCCCAATCCATACATCGCAATCTTGCTCAATTTGACCAGTATCACGACCATCACTAGGGACAGGGCGTTTATCAGGTCTATTTTCTAAACCACGGTTCAATTGAATTAACAATAAAATCACACAGCCAAGCTCTTTGGCTAATATTTTTAACTCTTTGGTGATTGCTGCATACTTAAGATCGTTACGCTCTGCTTCTTCAGTTCCCATCAAAGTTAAGTAATCAACCATAACCAAGCCAACAGGATTTTTACGGTGAACTTCGCGCACTTCCTTTTTAATCTTAGCCATACTCACGCAAGGGCTATCATCAAGATAGAATTGTGAATTTGCCAACTCAACATTTATACCGCCAGCATGATCCCAAAAGTTTGTGTTCTCCATTGATACCGAATAAAAACTATCAGAGTCAACACGGCCACGACTAGACATTGCCCTTTCCCAAATATCAACGCCTCGCATTTCCATTGAGAAAGCACAAACAGCTTTACCTGATTCTTTAAGGAAGTGATCAATAATCTTAACAGCTGTAAATGTTTTACCCATTTTAGGTCTTGCACCAACAACAACCAAAGAACCAGGAAGTACACCTTTAGGCTTAAATGCTTCATCAATGCCTTGAATGCCTAACGTGTAACTTATTTGTTCACCGCTATGATAAGCTTCTTTGTCATCAATCCATTCACCAGCCCAATAACCAGCGTCGCGTAACCCTTTTTCTTCACGGTTTTGCATTTGCTCAATAAGCCCAGAAATAACAGATTCAGCTAAACCTAAACGCTGTGCAATATTTCCATTTTCAGGATTAGTAATCATGTCTTGAATGTCAGCGATTTTAGCAACAGAAAACCTTTCCATTGATTCATCTTTGATTGCAGTTGAATACTGTCTCAATAAAGAACCATCAGCAGCATACTGGTAGCACAAGTCTACATCTCTGATTTCAACCCAGTCATTTTTTTCAACCTGCTTCATCACTGATAAATTATCAAAATACATTTTGTTAGCATTTAAGAATAATATCGCTTTGTATATTTCTTTGTTTATACGAACTGAGAAAGAAGCTGGCTTTAAAGTTGATAATATATAACTAGCAATATCAGATTCACAACTGGCTATTTTCATCAATCCGCCAATTAAAGATTGCTCATGTTCTAACGACATTTATCTGCCTCCTATTATTTCGTCATTCCATCGCTCGCCATTCAAGTAAGTTGTCGGCAACGGTACAAATTCTTTTTGGGTGTTAACAAATCTTTTTTTGCAGTCTCTAGTAATTAGGTTTACAAAATCTGTTACACCTTCATCATCAAGTTTTTTAGTCGCAACCTTAAACTTAGTAAAAGAATTCTTCTTGTCAGCTTTCTTTGGATAATCCTTCCACCAATGCTCAAAACCATCATTTATTAATGATGAACGCTCTTTGTTTTTATCATTCTTATCATTGTTATCATTCTTGTTAGTTGCCCTTTGCTTGCCCTTTGCTTGCCCCTCGTTTGCCACTTCGTTTGCCACGTCTTGATATAAATCATAATTAACCATAGTAAAAACAGTGTGTTGCGCTGTACTATGGCTTGCCACTTCGTTTGTCGATTTTAGGCGCTTTATTGAAGTGCGAATATTTTTTATTGAGAGGTTAGTTTCGTTAGCTAGCGCATTAATAGACGTTAAACGCTGACCTCTTTTTATCTCAATACCTCGCCAATTATTGTCCTTATGATTAGCGACCAATAATAAATGAAGAAATACTCTAGTAGTATTTACATCGCTGTACCACTCCCAACCCAAAAGCTGGCGGTGTAGCTTTATCCAACCTGTTGACATATAATTACCTTATACTTAATTAACTGATGCGCTTACTTGCTGGTGGCGCATTTTTTATATATGCAATCCGTCTATCAGACTTCTTAACTCCGACACTGAGAAGTCAAGACCTAGGTTTACCCTTGATTTTTTTGCTGCCTCGTACATGTCAATTCTAATTTCCTCACTAACGGCTCTTAGGTGTATAGCCTGTTTCAATAAGCCAACAACTAAAGCTGTTTTGTTTCCTGTGCTTAGCCCTTCTATCTGCTCGATTAAATCAACTGGTAATTTATAGTTAACTAATTTTGTATCCATTTTTAACACCTTTTATTGTTTAAGTGCCCCCATTATTATTTAAAAACTAATTTACGTCAATGTTTATTTTAACCTTTACATAATTAAATATCATTGCTATTATTTATATCAGTTAAATAAACCAAACCAACAAGAAGGAATAGAGTACCAACCTATCCAACACATAGCGCTACTAACTAGCGCTAAACTAAATAACAAAACATAACGGAGTAAGAAGAATGGCACACGCAAAGGCATATTTAAGATATCATGCATACGAAAAGTTAAGCGGCCACTTTCCGACTGATAAAGTAATATTTTATTACAAGGGTTTTGGTTGTACGAAGCGAATGTTTAAAGAGATAGATAGGGAGCGAGGTATTGAATGACATTATATAAGGTTAATCCGCATGGGCCATACGCGCTTTATTACAACGGCAGTACATGGAAACAATCAGCAAGTGTACTTAATGAGAATGTAGAACAAATGAATAAAACCTCTTAATTGAGGTTTTTATTTACCCAAAATTCAGGCAATAAAAAAAGCCGCTATTAACGGCTAATTAAATCAATTATAAACTCCATTAACTTATTCGATAGATAACGCAAGGTTATCCTCCAGGTTCTTAGCTTCTAAAATATCTTCTATACGTCTGCGATTAATTGGGCGGTTAACTTCAGCTTGCTTTTTAGCTTCAGCCACAACGTTTTTAATTAAGCATTCACGTTCGATAGTTCTGTTAAGTTCTTCGTTGATGCCTTTCATTCGTTTAACTCCTTAATTAATTCATCAAAAGAATAGCTAGATTGATCATCACGATAACCTTGCTGCAAATAATCACACTCTGTTACATCAGCCCATACCACTGCGTCTCTGTATCCAAAATCGTTATCCATGTTATTTCTCCTAGCATCCAAAAAAATTACGCCAGAATTCAGCGCTACGGTTTATTAAGTCTAGTAGTGTTTTCATTACTTACCTACCCATTTAACGCCATGGATTTTACCCAGCTTAACGTCATCGATAAAATTAGCACCCCCAGGCTTGTTAAACCAACCGCTTTCATATAAATCATCAATAGCCTTTTCTTTATCGGTTCTTGTGTCAATAGGTTTCCACCTGCGAGCTTCTGCACCCCAATATCCAGAGTCACCGCAAACCAAAGCAAACGCACCATCTTCGGCTAATAAGTCATGAGCAACAATAAGCAATTCCTCGCCATCGCAATACTCGCAAATAGCTTTACTACCAATAGGCGGCAACTCTCCATTATCAGCCATAGCTTGTGTGAATACTGGTTGTGAGGATGTCCTATCACTTGCCGTGCAGTTAATAAAGGACATTGATGATTTATGAAATACATCTTTGTACGTGTCGTAATTAACGCTGAGGCCAAAATTAGTCTCGCACTCTTTTATGTATTGGTTGTACTCGATTATAGTGCAAATAGCGGAATGGTCACCTACATCCGAGGCGCAAGCACTGTAAAATCTATCTGTGCCGATAGCGCTAACTATATGTGTATGATGTAGCTCATGCTTGCCACATATAAATTTATCGCCACCATAATATTTAACCGCATCCATAATTGTTTTCATATCATTTAACTTCCTTTTTATGCTGTTTCATCACTAGTTCGTGAACGATTGATTGTTTGGTACTATTTAAAGTGCCGTCCTTTTTTCTCTGTGTTGACAGTTCAGTTAATAGTTTATCTATATTGTCGTTTAGCTTTACTTGTTTCATGTTTGCCCTTAATTATAGTTGATGAAGAGAGTATAAAAAAAGTTTACCGAAATAGCAAATAAAAGTTGACTCATATTTGAACTTGCTCTAATATTAATTCCATCAAAGCGGTTAAGCAGTTTACTACTTTTCCCCGTTCATACCGCTAGAGCTAAAATGCTAAGGAAAAGTAGACTTAATTTAAGGAGAGATAAGATGTTAATTGACCCAGTGCTAAATCATATAGAAGAACGTATAAAAGACACTATATGGCTATACGAAGAAATAGGAAAGATGAATATTCGCCAAGTATCTGCTATGAATGAAATGATTCAGTCAGCTTTAACAGATGCCCGTAAAAAATTTGAGAATGCAACGATAGAGGCTAATGATGAATAGCGAAACTATTACGATAACTATTAAGGGTGTTCCGCATTATTTTAACGGTGACGAATTAACATCACCAGAACAGCAAGCCATTTTGTTTTTAAAAGAAATTGATAAAGAAGAGAGGGAGTTTTAATGGAAAACTTAAAGCTTTGGAGCGCAGTAGAAAAAACAAACCCTGCATACACTAAAAAAGCTAACGTAAAAGGTAATAGAATAACGTCTATCGCACCACAGTATCAAATGCTTAACGCTACAGAACAGTTCGGGACGTATGGCAAGGCTTGGGGCTTTAAAGATATAGAGCTTGATTATTCTCTAGTAGATAAAGGTCTTATTGTATTTAAAGGGCAGTTTTTTTACCCAGAAGGTCAGTTCCCAATCATTAACTCTATTGGCTTATATAAAGATAATGCACAAACAAAGATTGATGATGATTTTGCCAAAAAGGTAGAAACTGACGCTTTAACAAAGGCACTAAGTAAGCTAGGTTTTAATGCTGACATATTTATGGGTAAGTTTGATGATTGCAGGTATGTAGCTGAAATAACAGCAGAGTTTAACAAGCCGGAACCAAACGAAAATGACAAAGGCTGGATAGAAGGTATTAAGTCTGGTAATAACAAGTTAGAAGAAATACAAGATCCAGTTTACAAGATGCGAATCGAATTATTTATCAAGGAGGGTTACTAATGGAAATAACAATTTTTGAAAGTGTAGTAATAGAAAGCGCGCTAAGTGAGTTAGAGGCTGAAGGCGTTAAGTATGATGGTCTTTATGTTGACATGAATAACGCACCGGAAAGAAAGTACGTTAAGGATAAGGCCTCTTTAATCGCAACACTTAAAAAGAAAGTAGAGCGTGTGCGTATTGATGCGACCAAGTCATACAAAGCAGAGGTTGAGAAACAAGCTTTTGCAATACATGAGCGCTTAGATGCTGCTAATTCTAATTTTCAGGTTCTTATTGATGAATACAACATAGAGCGCAAAAAGATTCTTGATGCTGAAAAGGCACGTAAACAAGCTATACTTGACGCTGCACAATTTGATTTAGATCATGAAATAGGGCTGTTGATCAATAAGACTTATGAATTTGATAAAGCCGAAGAGTTACGCAAGCAGGAAGAGTTACGCCACAATATGAAAGTTGAGGCTGAACGACAAGCGGCAGAGCGACAAAAGCAGCTTAACGAAAAGCAAGAGCAGGATAAAATCAACGCTGAAAATGCACGACTAACAAACGTTGAGCATGTAAGAGGTGTAAACAGAGCGATACTTGATGTATTAGAAGAAAACGACATAGGCACAGGGGTAGCTATGAAAGTTATTAAATTAGCTGCTAAAGGTTTATTACCACAATTAACAATTAACTATTAGGAAAAGAAAATATGCACATTATTCACGGTGAATTAAGAAAAGCTCCATTCGTAAAAACTGGCTGCGGTCAAGATGGTCAATCAACAATGTTTATTATCGAATTATCAGAAATGATAAAAGACCACCGAACAGGCGAGAAGGTATACACAAATTATAGCGCGGCTATTTTTGCTAAGTCTCCGGCTCAAATTGATTACTACAATACATCATTAGTTGAAGGTAATTATGTTGTAGTGAATTGTGAAAAGCTAAAGGTCGATGTTAGCGACAGCAATGGTAAGCAGTATATTAAGTTACAAATGGAAAATGCACGACTAGAAGGCGCTAAGTATATAGAAAGCAACCAACAAGGCGGTTTTGCACCACAACAGCAAGCGCCTATGCAGCAAGCACCACAGCAACAAGGTGGCTATAACAATCAACCACAACAACAGGGCGGTTACAATCAGCAACCGCAGCAGCAAGCGCAGTACAATCCTGGTGATGGATTCAACCAGCAAAAACCGGCATTTTAAATAAAACAAAGCCAAGGATGGCTATTCAAGGAGAGTAATCATGTTGTTTAGTAAATTACATCACAAGAAGCTAAAGCACACTATCACTAACATATGTATGTGGTTAAGTTCATTTTTATTGGGGATCTGGTTCATATGTGCAGTTATAACAGGTTTTGGCTACGTTTTTATTTAGTGGTATTTTCTTTCGCGCTGGCGTATTTAACCAGTATTTCAGAGTTTAACGAATTATTGTGGAGTTTATTGTGAAAAAGTTTAGCAAGGCTTTCCAATGAAGGGTGTAGTATGAATATAGGTGTGATTGTTTCTGATTGGAAAAATGAAGGTAAGCAGAAAAATAAGAAGAACTTAAACGAGTCATTAAGGCGAGGTTCTTATAGCGACAATAATATAAAAGCCTTTTTGAATGATGTTAACGTTAACGGTTTAGATAAAAACGAAGCAGGAAGAAGGAACTCAATACCTAAAGGCTCTGTTTATCACGTTTATAACACTTACAACACAGGAGAATACTAATGAATATTAACGGTTTGATTTATCAATTTAAAAATGAAGAGGCTTTACGATTTCAACAAAAGATAGGTAAAAGAGAAGAAAAGGCTTACATCACAGCAGATGTAGAGCAGTTTAAGAAAGATTTGCATAACGGTAAGACGATAAAGCAGTCAGCTATCGACAATAAAATACCAATTGGAACGGCATATCGCCATGTTCCCGATGAGTTAAAAGCAAATAGAAATAAAGAACTGGCTCGTGATTTAATTATAAAACGACTAAAGGGCGAAATAAACACTAGCTTTCCTAAGATTGGATTGCTTTGCGGTTACAGTCGAAGCTCGGCTAGAGTTATGGCTAATAAAATAAAAAAAGAGCTTTGCCTGTAATGAAAGATCAACTAATAACGCTATCAACTAGACAAGACGTTTATCGGTTAATAGATAAATTTTTAAGTGAGAACCTACAAAAGAAATTTAGGTTAACTTTAGTTGAGGTTAATAGTAAAAGAAGCTTGTCAGCTAATAGGGCTTATCAAGCTTGGATTCCTGCAATCTCTGATGTATTGGCTTTAACGATACCAGAAACAACACGATATATTAAATTAACGTTTGGTATGCCTATATTATTGTCCGATGATTATTTAGGGCCAATAATAGGCGAAGGTTTAAACGCTAAAGGTTATTTTCAATTGAGCTACGAACAGCAAATGAATGAAATGGAAAGGCTACCAGTAACGCGACTATTTGATACAAAGATGCACAACAGGCTTAGAGATGATTTACAGAATTATTTTGGGGCTATGGGTTTAAACTTAGAATATAAAGGGTGACATATGATTAAGTGTTGTAAGATTCATTATAAGAATAGGGTAACAGCAAAAAAGGAAATAAAAAAACTCAAACAGCGTGGTAACAAAGAAAAGCTATCGGGTTATTATTGCGCTGAATGTGGTGGGTATCATATAACCAAAGCCGATAGCGATGATAAAAGGGCAGTCAGAGACAATAAGCACAGGTTTGAAGTTGGGCAGGTATGGCGTAACAGATGGCATCTTAAGGATAAGTTTGAAGTTTTGTCAGTGCCGATAAATGGTGACGGATTAAGATTTATACTAAGTAACTTTTATTTAACTGAGGGTTAACTATGCTACAAGCAACACGTAAACACCCTTGCAAATGCTTTGTATGTAAAGAGTTGATAACAACATCAGAGCAAGCAGATAGGGTTCAAAAAAATAAAGTAGAGTGCTTATCATGTGTTGGTATGCGCTTAGTGAGATGGGGATTTAAACAAGTAAGGATAAGTAATGGTTAGAGATGGCAAAGGCGAAGACAAGAAGCACAAAAATAAAAAAAGATATAGACCGAGGAGTTAAAATGGCCAAGTGTAAAATTTGCAAAGATAAATATGAGGCCAGATATTTTCTGCAAAAAACTTGTTTAAATCCCGCTTGCTTGGCTGAGTGGTCAAAGATTGACAGGGAACAAAAAGCAGATAAGAAGCACAAGCAAAAGAAAAAGGAGTTAAAAGAAAATGACAAATCATTTAGAGATAAGCAAGCCCAAGCAGCTTTTAACGCATTTATTAGGGGGCGCGATAGTGAGCTTTGTTGTATTAGTTGTGGGCGGTTTCATACTGGTCAATATCACGCTGGGCACTATAGAAGCCGTGGGGCGCATCCTGAACTTAGGTTTGAAGAACTCAATTGCCACAAACAGTGCGCTCCTTGTAACAACCATCTTTCTGGTAATATCACTGATTACCGTATTAACTTAATTAAAAAGATCGGGCAGAAAAACTTAGACTGGGTAGAAGGCCCGCACGAAGCTAAAAAATACACTTGTGCTGAATTAAAAGAAATTGAGCTACTATATAAACAAAAGCTAAAGGATTTGATACAATGAAAGCCCATTCACAAAGTAAGGAAGTATTATGCAAGATGTAGCAGGAAACGGCAAAACACGCAAAAAGCCACTTAAACGCACCAGACCAACACCTAGAAAATGAATACTTACCAAGTCTTATTTATAGGGGCGTTTTTCGCCCTTACCATCCCAAAGCAAACGAGATTTGCATCAAGTATAATTATTTTTTTTAATGTTGTTTATTTTTTATTTGTTATCGATCTTGATTGGGTTGAGTATTATTTGTATTCAGCTACATTAAACGCTGTGCTAGGTGTTATTTTGTTCTTCTTTAATTGCAGACTTGTTGGGTTGCTTTCTTTCTTCCTTATTCCTGCAAATATTCTTGGTTACGTTTTATGTAAGAATTATTACGACCCTTTCGTCTATGATACTATGTGTGCAATAATCATACTTCTGCAAATACTTGTGTTGACAATTAGAGGGTTAACAGATGGAGCTGATATCAGACACAAAGACGGCCCTTTGGTTTTCCTTGTTAATTTTGATAGCAATAAAAACCGTGCTAAAATGTAAAAAACACATAAAAAGTAAGCGTGATGAACGAAACAACAAAGCAAGTGATAGAGGCGGTAGCGAGTAATCCGAAAACATCAACAGTAATCACGGCAGCGGTAACATCTAATGTATGGCTGGATTATGGAGAGCCGGCTGTAAAGGTCGTTACCAGTCTTTTGGGTTTGGTTGTGTTGGTTTTGCTGGTGGTAAAACATGCTTTAGATATAAAAAAAGAGCATTTTACTCACAATGATAAATAAACACTTTAAACAAGGGTAAGTAATGGCCTGTCAAATACTCGTGTCAAATAAAAGCGGAATACCAAGGGCTGAGATTGTCGCTATTGTTGATGGTGGACATAAATGGTCTATTAAAGAGTCAATGCAAGACTTTATTAAATCAGGTGGCTTGTTTGAAGAATGGGGCAGAACATTCTCAATCGTTAAAATTACAGACAAATCATTATCCGATATTTTATTTTTGAATGATACTTACGATGATGTTGTGTCAAAATGGCTATTTGTAGAGCCAGCGACAAGTACGGAAGAATGGCAAGACTTATATTTAACGGGCGAGGTTGAGCGCCCTTGGTCTATCGTAAATCAATACTTAGTTGAGCGCAGATAATGCCAACCATTACAGAAAAAACACTAAAAAAAGATGGTAGCGGTGACTATACAACCATAAACGCTTGGCTTGCTGCCGAGGTTGACGGGGTTGACTTTGTATCATTAGACGAAGTTAGAAGGCTAAAAATATTTAAAGCCGGATGGGGCGCATCAACACCATTAAGCGAAAGCTTTTTAGATTTCGGATCCACTACTACAACAAGCGCGACACAGCGCCCCGAAATTGTATGTGACGGCTCTGAGACTCACGATTTCACAGAGGGGACAGGTTTTGTTTTCACAGTGCCTACAAGTTTCGGGTTTATAGGTAGGGGAAACTTTGTATTAATTGACGGCATAGAGATAGCAGACTGCAACAATACAAGCCTGTTGTGGCATACGTCAACAAATATAATATTAAGAAACACCATTTCTCATGGTATTTCAAACATGGGTAAGTTTGAAGGTGATCCCAGCTTTTGTATATTTTACGATTATTTCCCCGCATCTTCAGATCAAAGCAACGACGCTGTCCTCGCAGGCAACACAACAAATTGCACTATTGTCGCAAAGTCAGCTGAATTCGGCTTTGATGGCGATATTATGCTACAAAACGGAACGGCAAACGACACGTTAATATACAAATTACCTGCAAAAATAACGTTCGGTGCTTACTTTTCGGTAACTGGTAACTTTAACGGGGTAAACAGGGCAGGTGAAGGCGTGCCGGGTGCAAGCTCACAAACAAATTTAACAACCGCAGATTTTAATGATTATGCTAACAATGATTTCAGGCTAGACCCTGCATCAGCCTTTGTTACTAACGGTGCAGGTGGATCGTTCATGGGGGCAGCGGTTGCTCCAGGTGGTAGCGGGGTAACTGTAACAGTAACAGAATCAGGCCCATCGTTCACTGAATCTATCAGCTCCACATTAACAGCAAGTATAATAAGCTCTATCACTGAAAGCGGACCGGGGTTTGCGGAGTCAATAAATGTCACGCTGTCAGCTCCATTAATTCAAGCGGGCATATCAGAGGCAGGACCAAGCTTCACTGAATTAGTAAATGCTAATCTTGATGTAAATATATCAGCAGTCATAACCGAGCTAGGACCAAGCTTTACAGAATCGATCAGCATAAATGTTATAGGTGAAAGGGTAGCGTCAATTGCGGAAAGTGGACCAAGCTTTGTTGAGTCTATAATAGCTTCTGTGCCAATTGTAATCACAGTAAACCCTAAAAATATCATTAGAGTGAAAAGAAAAAGCAATACTGTTATAATTAAACGTAAATCAAATACCATAAGGGTAAAATAATGCAACTAGCAATAGCAGGGCGTAACGCCTCAATAGATGCCGTTAACACTTTGTTAAATGGCGGAACATTAGAAATAAGAACAGGTGCTCCAGCTGCAATTGATGGTGCTCCGTCAGGCTCAGTCCTGGCAACATTAAATATTAACGCTACAGCATTTAGTGCGGCATCAGCAGGAAGTGCGACATTCAATGTTATAGTTGATGTAACAGCAACAGGTGCGGGAACAGCAGGACACTATGTCGCTAAAGATTCTGGTGGCAACCCTGAAAGAAATGGTACGGCAGGAGCAAGTGGTACTGATATGATTCTAAATAATACAACTTTCGGGATTGGTGATGATGTATCTGTCACAAACTGGACTTATTCGCAGTCAACAAGCTAAAAATAAAAGCTATATAAATCAAAGGTAAATTCATAATCCCTCACCGTATAGATAACCCCATTTAGGGGTTTTTATTTATGTGGTACAATATCCGTAAAATACGGTAAAAATACGGTGATACATGCCAAAAGAAGATACTCAGTTCTCAACGGATAACCAACCCAAAGGCAGAGGTAAGGCTAAAAAGTCATTAATGCTCGACGCCATTAGGGCGGTGTGTGTTGACGAGCAAGAGTTTTTAAAGCAAGTTGTTACTATAGGCTTAGGGGATGCAATTAACGAGGTAGCGCCTAACCCAACACTTTTAACCTTAGTTCTAAATAGGATCGAACCACCTTTAAAATCTGTTACTCCTACATATAAATTTGATTTCGATCCTGAAGCTGATTTACACAAGCAAGCGAAACAGGTTCTTGATGCCATGGCCAAGGGAGAAATACCTTCCGATGTAGGTCAACTGTTTATAACCTCTATTTCATCAATGTTAAACATTCAAGAGAAAACAGATTTCGAAGAAAGATTAAAGGCTATAGAAGATGCTAGCAAGCAGGATTAACCGACTAGAAAAGGCTGAAGCTTTAGTTTCTTTTGGTGCTGGCGAGTACGAGTCAACAGTTATAGGGTTTGTTTGCCCTAAGTCAAAACTGCTAGTGTCAACATATCATCTAGTAAATAAGACTTGGGAACCAACAGTAAAAGAGCCAACTGTATTTTTTCCTGTGATAGTAAAGCCAATGTTTTTAAATCCTAAAAGGTTTATGGCGCTAATAGGAGGAAGAGGATCAGGTAAAACTTTAGTAGAAGGTGATCATGGTTTAATTAATATGCACGACTTAGGTAGAAATATGATGTGTATTCGTGAATTTCAATCGTCTGTTGCTGATAGTGTTCATGCTGTGCTTAACTCTGAGATAAAAAGGCTTGAGCTAGATAATTCTGATGTAACGGAAAGGACGGTAAAATTTACACATAATAATTCAATGGCCCGCTTTATGGGTTTAAGTAGAAATCCTGAGTCTGTTAAATCAGCTTTCGGTTTTTTAGATTGGTGGGTAGAGGAAGCACAATTTTTAAGTGAAAAGTCTTTAAGGGTATTAACGCCAACAGCACGTAAAAAACCAAGAAAAGGATTGCCAGGCAAGCAAAAAGAAATTGATACCAATGAAATAAATATGGACGATGTTAGAATGGTGTTTTGCGCTAACCCTGCATCAAGTGAAGATCCATTCAGCCAAAGGTTTATAGTTCCGTTTAAAGCTGAGTTAGATTCCTCTGGCGTCTATGAAGATGACTTACATTTAATTATAAAAATGAATTGGTCAGATAATCCGTGGTTTGATGAGTCAGGATTAGAAGAGGAAAGGCTATTCGATTTAAAAAATTTACCAAGAGGCACTTATGATTGGGTTTGGGAGGGCGGTTTTAATGATGAAATCGAAAACGGTTTGATTAAACCTGAGTGGTTTGATGCTTGTATTGATGCGCATATTAAATTAGGCATGAAAGAATTTGGAGTTTCAAAGGTTACTCATGATCCTTCAGACTTAGGTAATGATCCTAAAGCAACACTAGTAAGAAAAGGTAACATAATTACTAACGTGATGCAGAGGACTGATTTAGATGTTAATGAGGGTTCGGACTGGGCTTTAGGTGTTGCTATTAATGAGAATGCTGATCAATATGAATGGGACGTAGGCGGAATGGGTGTAACACTTAAGCGTGACGTTAACGCTGCACTAGATAATAAAAGAATAACCGTTCATCAATTTAATGGTGCATCTAAAGTTGATCATCCTAAATCAATTTATGAATCATCAGGCGCTTCAAATATAGTTCAACAAAAAACATGGGAGCAAGTATGTAAAAATTTACGCGCTCAATGTTATTTAAAATTACGTGACAGAGTTTACAGAACATATAAAGCCGTAGTTGACGGTGTAATGACTAACCCAGACGAGTTAATATCATTCGCCTCATCATGTGAAAATTTAACAACACTTAGGGCTGAATTGTGTAGAATGCCGATAAAGCCTAGAAGTGATGGTTTATTTGAGTTATACACTAAAAAAGAAATGAGAGAGAAGTTTAAAGTTCGCTCTCCTAACTGTGCTGACACCCTGATGATGTCAGAACGTATTCATGATATTATGGAACAAATAGACCTTACAAGCATTTACGTACCAACTGTTAACGCATGGTGAAACAATGAAAGAACTAAGAGAAATCAGGCTTAATCTAAACGAGAGCTTTTCTGCATATTATGATCGCAATAGATTATGTCTTGATGACTATGAATTTGCTGTAGTTAGCGGGGCGATGTGGAAAGGCTCGTACGCTGAACAGTTTAAAAATAGACCTAAGCCGGAAATAAACAAAGTATATGGGGCTATCAATAGACTGCTAGGGCAAAAGCAACGCCTAGAAATGAATGCTAAAATAATCTCTAACTCTGACGAGGCAACCGACGAAGATGCAGAAGCTTTGCAATCTCGCTGGAGAAATGATTTCCAATCAGGTAACGGAGTTGAGGCATTGAACAATGCAGATCAGGAAGCTTACTTTTCAGGTTTTGGTGCTTTTAAAGAAGTAGCTAAATATGAAGATGAAGAAAACCCTGATCCTGATAAACAGTATTTATGTATTGAGCCTATTTATTCAGCGGCATCATCTGTTATTTTTAGCCCGTCATTACGCAAAGATAAGTCAGACTCTAAACAGTGTTGGCATATCATCCGAACCAATCGTAAGGCTATTGAAGAAGAATATGGCGTAAGCGTCACATCTATCAATGCACAGATTGACTGGTTTGATTGGTCAACGGATACAGATAAAGATATTTACTTGGCCCATTATTATGAGGTGGTGACCAAAAATATTACCATGTATGATTTTGGTGGTGGGTACGTTGTTACTGCTGGCGATGGCATAAAAGATAATGAAGGCAATAAAGTAACACGAGAAGAATTAACAGAGCTTAAAGAATTACGCGAACACACAGTAATAAAGAAAAAAGTTAAGCGTGTTGAGTATGCTTTGATTAGTGGCGATCAATTCCTGATTAAAAAGCAGCTTACCCCGTTTAAGCGTATACCTATTTTTCCACAGTACGGTTATTACAACGTGATTAATGGTATTGAATATTATTGTGGCGAAGTAAGAAAGCGTAAAGATCCACAAATGTTCCTTAATACTTATCATTCTTCATTGATGGAAATAATGGCAGCACCACAAGTTGAAAAGCCAGAGTATACGCCAGAGCAAATGGCGAAGCATGGAGGGCAAAGATCAAGGGCGGATATTGATAACTTACCTTTTGTTATGAGTGATCCTATCAAAAACCCTGATGGCTCAATTGCACACTTAGGACCAATAGGAAAGCAAACGCCACCTCAAATCGGTTCAGGTTTAGCGGTGGCAGGCCAAGCATTAGAGGCTAACTTATTAGAAATGAGTGGTACAGGACAAAGCACACTGCCAAGTAACGCGGCAGCCGATGCAGTTAGACAGGTTAACGAGCGACAAGATGACACCTTTCAGCCACTAATACAAAACTCTATGTCCGCTATAAAATCAGCTTGTGAAGCTTGGATTGATGCTGCGCAGGTCCTTTACTTTAGCAACCCTAGGAAAATAAGGGTGCAAGGTTTAGACGGTAGTCACTCGCAACTTGAAACATTAGGTTACATGATTGACAGTGAGGGAAATTACGGGCCATTCAAGAACGCTGCTCGTGGGCGTTATACTGTACAAGTTAAAATGGGCGAATCGTTCAAGTCTAAAAAAGAAGCTGAACTTGATACGACTTTAAAAATGTTGCAGTTTGCCGACTCAAGCACACCTCAAGGTCAGATACTATTGAATCAGGCTATCCTGTCAACAACTGGAGAAGGCGGCTCACGTAGCCGTAGAATAGCTCAGTATCAAATCATTGATAATATGATTGCTTTAGGTATAGACCCAGAGCCTAAAGATGATGATGAGAAGAAGTATATTCAGCAAAAAATGGAGCAGATGGAGCAAGAGGCGAAAAACCCTAAAGAAGATCCAATGGTTATGCTTGAGCGCATGAAAGAAGAAACTTTACAGATGGTTCAGCAAAACAAAGCAACTGAGCATCAAATTAATATAGCCAAAGCTACGACTAGCGCAGAGCTTGAAACAGCCAAGATTCAAAGCGGCATAATGAAGGACGCTCGTACACTAGAGCAGAATCAAGAGAAGATTGATATTGATAGAGAGGACAAGCAATTTAAAAACTCGCTATCACTTACCGATATGGAAATGCAGGCGGGTAGAGATTTAAACGCTGAGTTACAAAATAATATGCTTGTGTTTGATCCTGCAACTGGAGATTTTGCATAGATGCCTATCGTTGATATTAAAGGTGTAGGAAAAGCGCAATTCCCCGATGGAATGAGCGCTGACTCTATACGTGAATTCTTACGCAGTAAATATTCACAGCAAGCAATAAGCGGGCAATCTGACGCATTACAACCTGTTGCGAATACTGCCACACCATATAAAACAAGTTTAGTTGATAGGTTCGGCTCAGGCATTGCTAGCACACTAAAAGATGCGGGTTTAATATCTGATAACTATCGAGCGCAACAGATAGGGAAAAATCTTTCTAGTTTAGGTGAATTCCTTCCTGGTATTGGTGATGCTACGGCTGGTGATGAGTTTGGACGGGCGGTTGCTGAAGGTGATAAGCTTGGAATGGCTATGGCTGGTTTGGGGGTTATCCCTGTTGCTGGTGATGCGCTACAAAACGCAGTTAAAGTTGCAAAGAAAAATTATGATATAGCGTTCAAGCCACTACAAGCTGAATACAAACTAGCAACGGAAGCAAGAAAGTCTGAAATCCTAAAAGAGGCTAGAGTATTAAGGCAGCCGCTAGATTATGCTAAAAGTCAACTATTCAGAGCTACGCAAGAGGCAACTCCAAAAAAAGCAGTTGAACAGGCAGTAAAAGAGCCAGATAAAACATTTAAAGGTAAAGTGTTTCACCAAACAAATGAAAGTTTCGATGAGTTTGATCTTAATAAGGGTGCTGATGGTACTGTATGGTTCACTGGTGATAAAAAGAATTTTTCTGACCCATCTAGTTCAGCTAGTGCAGCGAGTGGAAAAGGGCGAGTATTAGAGCGTGATGTTGAATTAAAGAAAGTAGCAGGATTCAAAGAATTAGATCAATTCTCAATTGGTGAGCTAAAACAGCAAGGCTATGATGGCGCTGTATTGGATGGCGATATTCAGGTGTTTGATGCCAAGGCAATCAAGCCAATAAACCAAAGCTTACCTATGGATGAGGTAGGTGCTATTCCTGTTGTTGGTGATGCTGCTAAGAAGGGGGTTAAGTGGTATCACGGAACTAACACCAATCTTGATGACTTAATAGGTAAAGGTTTTAATACTACCGATAGGTCTTTAGATCAAACTATACCTAACGCGCTAGGCGATAATATAGGAATGTTCTTTGCTCAAAATAAAAACCACTCTAAACAGTTCGGCAAAAACATAATGGAAACAGAGTTAAATATAAAAAACCCGAAGGTATTTAAGACTCAGGATGATTTTAGGGCGTACATGAGATCTAACTCTGGCGTAACTCCAGACATCAGGGATTCAGAAGGGTTCATTGTTAAAGAAGGCGTTTTTGAGAATAACACAAGAAAAGCAATAGAGGCTGACGGGTTTGATGGTGTAGTCATCGAAAGACCTAATTACACAAAATCAAAATCAAGCGACAAGCCTTGGGCTATAGCATTCAACCCTAAACAGATCAAGCCAGTAAACCAAAGCTTACCTATGGATAAGAAATAACTAAACCAACAAGAGAGGCGCAATGCTAAACCCAAAACCTGACACAATACTAAACTATCGAGTATTTACAATGCAGCAGTATCAACTTGTAGACGATATTGCTGACTAAATTAACTAAGTTGTATTTTTGGCTAAGTTTTAGTTATAATAACCACACCTACTAGCAAGGGGTTATAGCTTGCTATTTTCGTTCACCATATAACGAGGATATTAAAATATGGATTCTGGTACAGAAACACCGACTAAAGAAGAAGTTGTTCAACCTGTGGAAGTTGTGGAGACTAAAGCAGAGGTAACCGAGGCTAATCCACAAGCCGAGGCAATAGAGCAAGAAGAACTTTATGTTGATGAAGATGAAGGCGACCAAGAAAAGCCGACTACAGGAATGACACAAGCACAAGCTTATGCTGCATTCCAGAAAGAAAAACGTAAGCGTAAAGATAAGCAAGAGCAAATTGATAAAGATACTGTAGAGAAAGAAAACCTGCGAAAAGAGTTGTTAGATTTAAAAGCTCAAGTTGGTAATATTACTCGCGGTGAAATGCCCGACCCGTATGACTTCGATAATAAAGAGGATCATTACAAAGCCTTAAAGGAGTGGGAAGGAGCAGCACCACAAACAGCCAGTAAGAATGAAGCAGAGCCACAGCAAGACAGCGCTGATGATGAAGCTGAATTTTACCTTTATCAAAAAGAGCAAGAATTAACTAAGGCTTTGCCAGATTATCAGAAATCAAAAGACGCACTCTTACAGGTGTTTAAAGATGATGGCATGACAAACCCAAAAGCAGCCATGAATTTCTTGTCTAATATTGCACAGCAAAAAGGCGTTGATATTGCCAAGGCTGTAATGACAATGGAACGAATTCCTTCATTGTTAGAAGATATTAAGCAGGCAGGTAACAACCATTTTATGATTGGTGACATACTTGAAAAGGCAGCGAACAAAGTTAAGACTCGCACTAAAAAGCCTATTAATACGCAACCAGAACCAGAAATTAACTCAACTGGCGCGATAGATGGTGGTAATGAAGCAGTGAATAAGCTTCGGCAACAATGGGTGGCAAATCCCAGTAAGCACAATTACAACTTATATCAAAAAGCCAAAAAAAATAAGGTGAAAAGCTAATGGCTAACGAACTAGCGCATGACTTGATGTGTACTCTGTGGGATGAAGTAGCAGAGACAACAAGTATGAAGATGTCTTTATCTAAAGACTTAGAGATTTACAATATGAGCGGTGATTCTAACGATGATCGCGCAACTAACGCAACCGACAACGCAAATGATGCTGGCGGATCAGACCGTGAATACATCCCTCAAGAGTATCGTTTTGAGACTCAAGACGGCATTGTTTCAACTGATGGTGACTTTCAAGATATTATTGATCGCATGATCCCCGTCAACCGTGGCAAAGCTAAACGTGTACTGGCGTTTATTGATGCTAAAGGTTTACGTGATCCGCAGCGTCGCAAAAAAGTAATGCAGGGCTTCGCTCGTGATATTGCTAACACTGTTGATTTAACGTGTTATCAAACTATGATCGACCAATCAACTATGGCTGTTGTTAATTCAACCGCATTTGATTATCAAGCTCCTATAGATGCTGAAGTGCTAATGCTTAACTATGGGCTTGGTGCTTATGATAAGAATTTATTCTTGTCTAACAAGGACTACGCAAAAGTTGCAAAAGACCTAGGCCAAAATCAATACTACGGTAAAGAAGGTTTACCAAATGATGCTTTAACTAAGGCTCAATTACCTGACTTAGCAACGTTTGACACTATGCGCTCAGATTATTTAATTAATCTAGCTGCTCCAACTCCTGCGGCTTTATCTATAAATGGAAACCAAGAGCATACAGTTTCAACTTACGATGCTAACGATTTCTATCTTGATAACCGATCAATGTCTTTAGCGGTAACTAATTCTACAGCAGCAACAATGCCTGTAGGAACTAAGTTTACCATTGAAGATGTTAATTTTATCCACCCTGAAACGCGTGAAGATACAGGGGAACTATTAACGTTTACTGTTATCACTACGGGTACAGGTACGGTTACGGTTCAGCCTGCTATTGTAGCGACAGGACCGTACCGCAATGCTTCGGCTGGCGCGGTAACTGGTAAAGCGGTTACAGTGCTGAATATCGCGGATTCTAACCCTTCTCTGTTTTACACTCCAGAGTCTACGGTTTTAATCCCTGGTCGCTTGCCAGTACCAGCAGACGCGGAGAACGTAACCAGTATTGAAGCAACTACTGAGCAAGGACTGCCAATGCGTATGACTTACCGTTACGACTTCCATAAAGAGCGTTATGAAATGAAGGCGCTGATTTTCTTTGATGTTCAGGTAGTCTACCCTAATCAACTTGGTATGATTCTATCTAATCAGGTATAATTGATTTACTAAGTTAATGTAAAGGCGGCTTAGGTCGCCTTTTTTATTAGAGGTTATTATGATAAATATCTATAAAGCTGGCACTAAGTATAAAAATGAAAATGGTGTTTGCTATGACATTAAAACCATTAATGGAGCAGATAAGTCTAAATACACAATCAAAGGGTGGGTTACTTCTTTGGATTTAATTGATGAAATTGAAGATGCTGTATTTGAAGAAATAAAAGAAGAAAAACCTAAAGCAAAAAGAAAATCAAAAAAGGCTAGCTAATCATGATACTTAAAATAGATATTGTTTTAGCAGCGTATGAAGAATTAAGGATTAGCGGGTTAACCTCGGAGCCAAGCCCGAAAGAGGTTGAGTCTGCTGTTCGTAGGCTGGATAATATGATGCTAGGCTGGAAAAATAAAAACCTTTGTCTTAGTTATATCCGCTCAGAGTCTTATTCTGATATTGATCCAAATCAAGACAGTGGAATAAACGATGTAGATATGTTTGCTATTGTCGCTAATTTAGCTAAAAACCTTTGCGCCATGTTTGGCAAGACATGCCATATACAAACAATGATTGATGCAAAGGAAGGTTACGATAATCTATTTTCTGCTGTAGTCCCTGAAAGAGAAAGCGATCCTTATCAGCCTTTAGGTTCTGGGCGTCCATTTGGCAATACTTTTGCAAGCAGGTTTAAATATCAAGGCAACAATAAAAACGCTCCTGATAATTGTGAGACTCTTGACTTAATAGTTGGTCAGACTGATTATTTCTCAGTTGATTTTAACCGCTACCTGTTAGAGGGAAATACCATTGATAGCTATACGATTGATGATGGGCAAGGTGTTGAAGTAATAGAAAGTACAGAGTCAGAGGGGTTTATTAATTTTGAGGCTAAAGGGTTAGCAGTTGGTTTTGCTCCGATAAAAATCACTGTGACATCAACACCTAGCGGCCGAGTGATCCCAGAAACTATAAACTTTAACGTAACCGAATCTTAAGGGTTAACAATGCCAAGTATACCATTTATTAAAGGCGATAAAGTAGATAACAACACTGATTATCGTGACGCTTTACCTGTTAATTATTATGCTGTATTGCGTGATATTTATGGCGAAAAAGGCTATATGCTTAATTACTATGGTTTATCCTCTTTTGCGACAGGTCAAGGTGTTAGTCGTGGCTCTATATGGGTTGAGAGGGCTGGCTTGGAGGGCCAATATCGTGTAAGTGGCACTTCACTAATAAAGATAGAGGATGATCAAAGCGTAACCGTTTTAGGTGATATACCTGGTAACGATCAAGTATCAATGACCTACTCACTTAATAATCTTGCTATAGTTGCAGATAAGAAGCTTTATTACTACAATCCTACTGATGGGTTAAGGCAAATAACAGACTCAGCAGTCGGTTCTCCTATTGATATTGTATGGGCTGACTTTAGATTTGTGTTGACTGATGGTGAATTTTTATTTCAATCTAGCTTATTAGACGAAGAAGAGTACGAGCCACTAGATTTTTCAGGTTCAGATTTTCAACCAGATAAAATATGGGGCGTCGGCCTTAATGATGATAATGAACTAATCTCATTTGGTGCGCTGACAACGGAGTATTTCAATAATATCGGTCAGGATAACTTTTCCTACACTCGTATTCAATTAAAAGCGGTTAAATCTGGCATTGCCGGAACTCATTGTAAAGCAGAATTTAAAGATAAATGGTACTGCTTAACACGCAGAAGCAACACTCAATATCAATTTTCAGTTATTCAATCAGGCTCTTCAGAGTCAATAACAAGCCGAGAAATTGAGAAGGTTTTATCTAAATACACTGGTGAGGAATTATCTAAATCAGTTGTAGAGGTATTTACTAAAGACTCTGTTACTTGGATGATTGCCCACCTACCCAACGAAACGTTAGCTTATAACGATACATTAGCAAAAGCCCACGGTGTAAATCTGGCATGGTCTGTATTAAAGACCGATGTTTATGGTGATACCACCTATCGCGGAAAAGATATGACTTACGATCCGCGTTTTAGTAAATGGTGTATAGGTGACAAAAAAGACGAACACATAGGCTTTTTAGATGATTCAGTTTGTACTCATTATGGTGAAATAACAGAAGGCCTAATTTATACATCTATCTTAGATATGGAAACATTGTCTATTGATAGCCTTATGCTAAAAACTATTCCTGGTATATCTCCAGACAGTGATGCGACTGTATTTATATCTCGAACTGACGACATGAGAGTGTACGGCAAAGAACATATAGAGCAATATGGTGTTAAATTTGATTACAATAAAAACTTCACTGTTAGAAGTCTTGGTTATGTAAGAAGTGAAACAGCTTTTAAGATTAGAACAGCTTCACGGTCAAGGATGGCATTTTGTAGACTTGATGTAGAGGCTAGCTGATGGCTAAACCAAGAAAAACCAGCACAAGAAGGGCCGTGTTAAGTTACGACCACTACAAGGACTTATGGAAGGGTGTCGGTATTGTCTTGCCCGACTTGCTTGTGGAGGATTATCAAGGGATATTACAGGATTTTATATTTACCTCTGATGAGATTGATTTAATCGACATAAGGGTAACAAAAAACGAATCTGATATAGTTGAGCTGCAAGATTCTCACTACCCTAATTTAGCTTCACAGGTTCAATTTTTACAACAGCAAATAGATGGCTTGCCTGAGTTCACCATTGATACAACAGGCTTTACATTCGATAGCACAGAAATAACTTTTGATAAGGTGATTGCATAATGGCATTTCAACCAATAATTATAGGAACTGCTGACGCTAAAGCAGGTGATACTTTATTCGCAGGCGCAACAAAGATAAACGGCAACTTTACAGAGCTTTATGGTTCGTCAGCAAACAATATAAAGGTTATCAATGAGGCTGCTGATTTTCCTGAGCCTTCAGGGGGTGTAATAACTCTAGAAGACAATATTACTTATTACATATCAGCAAACGTAGTTACCTCAGACAGGTTTATTTGTGGCGCTAATAACATAATAACAAGCAATAACCCTTTTGCTAATGCTTTGATATACACTGGTTCTGGAAATATGTTTACTGGTGTAAATGTTAGTTTTGCCGTTGATCGAGGAGTTATATCATGCCCTAACTCTCAACCGTTCAACTTTAGCGCTACGGCTGGTAACTTCCCTACCTTTGGCTTGAATTTAACAACCATAGCCAACTGCCAGAAGTGCGGGACATTTGATAACTTAAGATCTGTAAACGTAACAAATACAGCTTTTTTTGATTGTACGGACGGGATTAGTATATCAGGCGTTGATAATTGGGATACTGTAACTGTCTCCAGGTTGCGTATTGATGGCGGAACTAGCGTGATAAATGGACTTGATTTAACGTCATCTTTACATGAGACATTCGAGTTAAATAATTACGTTATCATCGGTGGAGTTGGAACCGTAGGAATTACAGGTTTAGCCAATAACGCAAACATAAAGCCTGATTTTATTGCTTCAGTAGATCAGTGTGAATTCACTTCTGGAGTAACTCCGTTATCTGGGATAACAATTGAAGATGTAAGATTCTCTTTTTTAAGCAACTCGGGGTTACAGGATTCCACTATAGACGCAAACCCTTACTTGTCTACAGCAACAACGGTAACAATAAGCACTTCAGGGGTTTATGAAAAAATAAATCAAGGTAACTGGCTTTTCAGTGAAGCGTCTAGGCTTTCAGTCTCTACTGATGGCGATGTAACTAACTTAATGGAAAAGCCAGTAAAAATACAAATAAACGGCTCTATAACAATCGAAAAAGTTGGAGGTGGTTCTGACTTATTGACAGCAAGGCTTGTTTACAATGATCTACCTAATGACCCTCAATCAGCAATAACAGAGCTTGGTACAGATAATACACAGCCTACAAATATAGGGCTGGTCGGTATATTTACTTTAGAGCCTGGTGATTCTATTTCTATCTATGTTGCAAATCAGGATAGTACATCAAATGTAGTTGTTAATTATGCTAAGTTCGCATTGTTGAGGGTTTTATAATGGCCACATTACAAATTTCCGATAACTTTAGCAATACAATAGTAGACACTGTACAGACGGTTTACATGGCTCCATCAAACAAAAGTGTGGTTATAGAATCATTTACCGCGACAAACAATTCATCAGTAAACGCTAGCTATAAAGCATACATTGTTTCAGTTGATGGAATAGAAAAGCCATTAAGACCATTTAAAGTGGTGGTATGGGGTGAGGTTGATTTAGGCATAGGTATAAATAATCAAGCAATACCGCAAGGAGGGGCTTTAAAGGTTGAGTCATCAGCATTAAATTCAATTTACTTTACAGTAACAGGCCGAGAAGTAAGCGAATAAATTACGTGTTACAATAAACAAAACAAAGGCAAGGTATTAATTATGGGTATATTTAGCAGTGTAATGAAGTTCACCGGACTAGGTAACTTAGATAAACTAACTAGGACAGGAGCTACAGCAGCGGCAAGAGATGCAAAAGCGGCTGGCGCAACAACTCTAGCAGAGCAGCAGGCTTTACGTGAAGAGATTGGTGGTATTTACGATCCTAGAATGCAGGCTGGAAATCAAGCTTTCGGAGAAATAACCGATTTTTACGGAGGTAATCAACAAGCTATTATCGATCAAGCTCAGGCATCCCCTTTTATGTCTAGCTTGGTTGCTGCTGGAGAAGAAGGTATCGCCAGAAATGCACAAATGACCGGAGGGTTGCGAACTGGTACTACCCAAGAAAACCTAGCAGGAAATCAACAGAATGTTTTGATGGGACTGGTTAATCAAATCCTTCAAGGAAAGCAAGGTATAGCTCAAGCTGGCTTTGGTGCTACTGACGCCTACACTAATGCAATGCAAAACATAATAGCGGGACAAGGAAACACCAGAGGCCAAATCGCTAACGTAGATATAAATAGAGCGGCACAGCGTGGAAATATGCTAAGCGGCTTAGTTAATGCTGGCGTATCAGCTTACACAGGAGGCGTTTAACATGGCTTTTAATATTGATATGTCACCATTAGAAAGAAGCTCTATGAATATAGGTAGCTCTCTAATGGATATAGGGCAAAAAGTAGGCGGAGCAATTCAACGCTCTAACCAGCAAGAGCAGCAAGAGCAATCACAACAAGACATTGAAGCTTTTATGCGTCAAGCAATGAGTGGTGACCCTGTCGCTTTAGAGGAGCTAATGGTTAAAAGCCCTCAAGCTGCACAGATGGTAGCTCAACACTTACAACAACAGCAAGCAGGGCAGCAAGCGGGCGATGATAGGTTTAATAGTGAAATAGCTAATAACACAGCCGGATTCATCGAGCAAATGCACACAGCACCACAAGAACAGCAAGAAGCAATGTTTAATGCTGCTATTGATGATCCTCGATTTGATATTGACGAGGAAGATCGTGGCTTATTTATGGATGTAAACGCACGAAAAGCCATTATAGGGAAGGTTAAAGGTAAAGAATATGCCGATAACTTTTTCGGTGATGATAAGAAAGAATCACTTCCTGCTGAAGCTGTTGGGTTTAATGATTTAATAAAGGATTTTACGCCAGAGCAAAAGAAATTAGCAAGACAGGTTAAGGCTGGGATAAAAGGTAGAGCAGTAAGTAACGCTGAATTATCCGCTATACAGTCAGGTGAAATAGATGATTACGGCAAATGGAAAACACAACAGAAGCAGGCTGAGAAGTTTGCCGAGGCTACAGGTGCGCAAAGAGCTAAATTAATTGACAAAGGCTTTGAAAGCATTAACAAGGCAAATGTATCATTAAGAAACATTGATAAAGCTATTGCCGTTTTAGATAAAGGTGCTGGCGTAGGTGCGGTTGAAAAGCTATGGCCATCAATCAAAGCGTCATCTGTTGAATTAGATAACATAAGAGGGCAAATGGCCCTAGACGTTGTTGGCGCCACCACCTTTGGCGCACTGTCTGAGGGTGAGCTAAACTTAGCTAAAGATGTTGCATTACCCACAGGTCTTGATACAGCAGAATTAAAAGATTATTTATCTAGAAAGAAAATAGCCCAAGAGAAGCTAAGAGATTATTATAATGATCAGGTGCAGTTTTTAGATCAAGGCGGAACTGTTGCAGGTTTTTTGAGAATGAAAGAAAATGAAAGTAACACCGCTAAAGAAGGTGAAGCAAAAAATGATTTTTCTGGTTTTAAGGTGGTGAGATAATGCCTATCGTAACTATAAAGACACCATCAGGCGAAAGCGTTAAAATAGAGGCGCCAGAAGGTGCTACTGACAATCAAATTTTAATGTTTGCCAAATCACAAGGGTTATTTGATGAAAAGCAAAACTTAGACCAGCAGGACTTTATACCCACTGACGAGGCGCTATCAGCACCACTACCTGAACAAAAAGAATCTAGCGTTTTAGATAAAATCAAAGGGGCAGGTGAGGCCGCATTAACTCTTGGTACTGGCGCAACAGCTGGTGCTTTAGGTTACGGGCTTGGAAGTATAGAGGGTGCAATAGGTGAGCTAACTGGGAGAATACCTAGAGGTGAAGGACAGAAGGTTGCTGAAGAGTATGCAAGTGATTTGACCTACAGCCCAAAAAGCGAAGAAGGACAGGGTATTGTTTCCGCTATAACCGAACCTTTAAGCGTGCTACCTCCCATCATCGGAACAACTCCGGTTAGTACGTTAAGGGCGGCAATTCCTAAAAGACGAGTACCTAAAAACATAATGAAAAATTCCGCCATGAAAAAGGCGATGCTAAAAAGAGAGATGGCGGAAGGCAACCCGAACATAGAAACATTAGCTAAAACACTGAATTCTGAAGGTGATATTGTTACCAATAAAATTTCAAAATCAGCACTAAAAACAATTGGTGACACAGAATTAAACAGGGAAACAATAAGTGTATTAGAAAGGCTAGATCCTGCAAGCAAGAAGCAAGTAAGTAAAATGCTTGACAACATAACAAATAAAAAGAAGTTTCCAGATTTAGATGTTAGGCCATCTCATGTTATGGGTGAATCTATAGGTAATAGAGCGCAAGCCTTAGCAACAAAGAATAAAGAGGCAGGAAAAAGAATAGGTAACATTGCAAAATCACTGAAAAATAAAGAGGTAAACATACAGTCGCCTATTAACGACTTTTTCACCGAGCTTGATGGGTTAGGCGTTAAATTCAAAAAAGGAGATGACGGATGGGTTACCCCTGACTTTTCCAGATCTAAGTTTACTGGCGGAAATCAAAAAGATATGAATGTTTTAATTAACGACCTGTTAAATCCGTCTACAAAGTTTGAATCTTCACACAAACTAAAACAAGACATAAGGAAGAATATAAATTTTGATAGAGCAGGGCCTAACAGAATGGATAGGGACTCACAAAAAATATTAAAACGTCTTTCGTCTGGCATTGACGATGTTCTTGACACCGAATCGACAGCCTACAAAAAGGCAAATCAGCGCTTTTCCAAAACAATAGATTTAAAGGACAGATGGGAAAAAAGCGCAGGTAAAGATATTGATTTATTTGACGATCTTTCTTCTGAATCTTTAGCTCTAAAAGGTCGTCGTATGTCATCAAATGCCGCATCAGGCCCAGAGTTTAAAAAACTAATGACTGATACAGATGAGGCTTTAAAAGGGCTAGGAGTAAACTTTAAAGATAATATCCACTCTTTAAACTTTGTAGTTAACAGGTTAGATGATTTATTTAAAATAACTCCTGAAACATCAATACAAGGAGTTATAGAAAGAGGGGTTGACGCTTCTTTTTCACCTGTAGCCGCTGCAAGGCAAGGTTTAGAATCTGTAAAAACTGCGCTTTCAGCTAGTGACACTAAAAAAATCTCCGCGCTAAAAGCGTTAATGCGCCAAAAATAAACGAGAGTAAAAAAATAGATATGTTTATAGCTATAAAGCACAAGATAAAATAAAGCATAATAAACCTTAATTAAAGAAGCAGTAAACACAGTTTAGTCTAAACAACTAAAAAAGCAAAACCACCAAAACTAAATAAATAGGTGATCAAAATGAGCGTAGTAGATTTTTCAATACCGTACTTTCCGGATCCAACGAAAGGCAGGCCAGTATTTAACGGGGGCATCTATATTGGTGAGCCTGATTTAGATCCTAAAATCGAAATAAATCAAAAGCAAGTCTATTATATTCTTGAGGGTGGGAGCCTTGTTGCTGCTGATCAGCCTATATCAACATCGGCTGGAGGAGTTCCTGTTTATAATGGTCAATATGTTACGCTTGACGTTGAAGGCAGTTACTCTTTGAGAGTTGATGATAAGTTAGGCGCCCAGGTTTATTACGTGGCAAATACTGCCGACTCAGGGATAGGAGGATCATTTGAAACTGCAACTAAAACAGAGCAGTTAGCAGAGAGTCAAACAGAGGTTGTTTTTTCTGGTGTATTTGTTCGTAAAGCTAATATTTATATAGGAAGCAAAGGCGTAGATAGGGGCAGGCTATTTGAGAATATCGACTATACTATAACTGATGTTTCAACTATCGAATTGGCAGACTCGTACCCTGATGGGACTTACATTTCAGCAACATCAAACGAGTTAACAGGTAATACAGATAATAAAATACAGTACATGCTCTTATCTGAAGCTGTCGCTAATGACAAAGCGTTTGAAGGTCAAATAGTGCAAATAACTGATAGAAATAACGCTCAGTTTCAATACCTGACAGGCCAAAGCCCAAACATGTTTAATGTTGTTGCTGCTGATGATGCTTTGTTAGATTTATCACTGATCATTAATAGCAAGGTGAACTCTAAGCAATTCGGATTAAAGGGTGATGGTGTAACTGATGATACTTTAGCAATACAGGCTTTACGTGATTACATATCGGACAACCCAAGTATCGAGCTTGTATTCGATGAGGGTACTTATTTGTATTCAACATCGCCTAATTGGGCTATTGCTAAACTGGTTGCTAAAGCACTAGGTACAGTTACCTTTAGAAATACGGGTACAGGTGATTGTTTAATATTTGATGATCCTGTCAGCACGACATTCAATATAACTTGGTGTTGGGATAACCCTATATTTATTGAAGGTGATGATAATACTGGTCATGGATTATACAATAGAAGCGTTCACCATAGCCAAATAGCTGTAAATATTCGTGGTTGTGGTAAAAACGTTCAACGCTCAGAATTTGCCGTAGTAGATGAATTTAGAATAACGGCAAGTATCAATCAGGGTGCTTGGTATTCAGCAACAGCCCCTGACGGCATATCTTTAACGAGTAATACTGACACAACGAAAGAAACAAGCGCATGTATTTGGTACAACCCCATTATCGAAGGCGTTAGAGGTGTCGGGATATCTTTAGACAGAGCTATTAACAATCAATTTATACTTGGCACTAGCGAAGGAAATGTTGGCGCTAATGTTGAGTGCTTACAGAATTCACGCAACAACAAATTCGACGGAATTGATTTAGAGGCTTCAGGAAGCTCACAAGGCTTTATTGATAGAGGTCGTTGGAATAGGTGGGTAGGTGTATTTAATGATGCGAATTCAACTGTAACTTCTGACGCTACAGGCTCTACAATTCGCGATGGAATACATAATGCCATTATCAATGATGGCGCTTACACCTCTATCGAGAATGTAAATTACGGAGCCGGAACTGGCGAGATTACAGATACAGGCACATTCACTACGATTACTGACGCTTATGATTTAGAATCAGCTTCAATTAAAATACCTAATAAAGTACAAGGCAAAACTAAATTCACAACTACATTGGCTGTAGGGGCTTTTGGTGTTACGCCAGCGGTTCCTGGTAACCTGACAAAAACTGCCGTGGTGCTACCCAACGTTAAAGTTGGAGATAATGTTGATTTAAGCTCTGTTACAGTGGTCACATCTGAATTCACAAAGCCAACGGCTGTTTGTGTTATTGATGGGCAGATAGATATAACCTTCTCACAATTAAACGGTGTGGCGGTTAGCCCGCTACCTGCTGGTGGTGATTTTACAACCACAGTAAACGGGAAATAACAATGAGACAATTTAATACACTAACAGGCGCTATACAAAGCAAATCATCAAATCCGGCTATTGGTGAATCTATATCTGTTA